CCGTTGTAGCAAAAGTGACACCCACGCCACTAGGAATATTAACATCGGCAACAGCAGTGAGATTGATATTATTTCCCGAAATTGTAAGATCAGTTCCATCGCCTTCTATTTTCTCCCCGTCATTACCAAATGTAACACCTACATTAGCTGGTATATTTACATCAGACGTAGCAGTTAAGTTAATGTCGGCACCAGATGTCACCGTTAAATCTGTACTGTCTCCCTCAATCTTTTCGCCAGTGCCAAAGGTTATACCTACATTAGCAGGAATAACTACATCAGCTACAGCCGTAAGATTAATATTATTACCAGAGATAGTAAGATCAGTGCCATCTCCTTCAATCTTCTCTGCATCATTACCAAATGTAACACCTACATTAGCAGGAATATTTACGTCACTTGTTGCCGTAAGATTAATATCAGCACCAGATGTTACCGTTAAATCCGTACTGTCTCCTTCAATCTTTTCACCAGTACCAAAAGTAATACCTACATTAGCCGGTATTACAACGTCAGCAGTAGCAGTAAGATTAATGTTGTTACCACTAATTGTGAGATCAGTTCCATCTCCTTCTATTTTCTCTCCATCATTTCCGAATGTTACACCTACTCCACTAGGAATATTAACATCTGATGTAGCAGTAAGATTAATATCTGCTCCAGATGTAAGAGTAAGATCAGTACCATCACCAGAAATATACTCACCGCCCTCATCAAATAAGTATAATCTTTTTGAACTGTTTATTACTATATCATCGCTAAATAAGAAGTGATCTTCATCTTCCATCCACGTAAGCAGGCCATCACTAGTTTCTCCATCAAATGTTACCGCAATATCTGTTCCTGAAGTACCATCTCCAATTGTAATTGCTGTTCCCAAAAGCTTAGTAACATTACCGCCTTCTGCCGTAGTACCATCATGCGAATGTCCCGTAGATACAGCAAATGCAGAAACAAGCTGAGTAAATTCATTATTAAAATCTGCAGCATTGATTACTTCACCAGCTACAATCTCTGTGCTACTTTGTCTTGTATAGGTTGCCCCCATTATCGTCGTCCCCCAAGAGTAAATTCTAATTGATACGAATGTAAAGTAAATGGATTCTCTGAACTATCATGGTTAACTCTTACAGCAATAAGAAATCCTGATCCTTCAATAGCTCTCCTAAAAATTGGCGCTCCACTTGAGTCATATACAGCATTCCCATACGTAGAAGCAGAACTACCGTAAATTGCTATACCACCGGGAGAAGAAACATCAAAAAATTTAGGTTGTGGAGTTTCCCTAGAATCAGAATCATATCTTATTCTTAATTGAGCATCTACTGTTCCTTCAACCTCGTAATTTAAAATTACTCGTTGCATTAATTTACGAAGACCTGTATCTCCAAGAGATAAATCAGGTGATCTATAGACTGCTACAACATTATCTCCATCAAAGGTATCTCCACTTTCTTGCCGTCTAACAAAACCATCATAACCACCTTCAATAATATATTCAGTATTACTAATAAAACCAGAATCTGTAGCAGATGGTTTTAAGCCTTTAAGATCAGCAAATTCATAACCTACACCTTGCTGAGTGCGTTTAAGTGTAGCTAAAATTCCTCTACTATCCCTTGCTATAGCCCCTGTTTCAGGATAAAATAATCTGTATTGACTTTTATTTCTTACAATAACAGAAGTAAGATTATCAAATCCTATATCTTGTATTCTCTGCTGTACAGGTTTAGATACTGAACCTAATTCTATATCACCAATTCTTTCTGTAGCAGCAATAGTTCTCAATCCATCTGGGGATAGAAATAATAAATCACCGCCAATTTCTTGAACAGAAAATCCATCAGAGCATCCTAGTACACGAGTTACAGGAAAAACTTGCCAATCAGCTATACTTGTTCCTTGCAATCTATAAATTTTATCTTTACCAAAAACAAATAAAGTATCACGAAAAACTTTTAATGCTACAATATTAGTATCTACTTTAATTGACCCAGCGCCATTTGCTGCTGTAAAATCTGCTTCATTAAAAGGGGCAGAGAATACAATTTCTTGTGGATTTGTAGACATCCCTGCAAAAAATGCATGATCTCTAAATATTTGTACGGAGGCAGGATCAGCAGGGGCACCAGTAGCATTTAAAAGAGTATACGTTGATCCATCAAAAGTAGCTGCTTGATTAACATCATCAACCATAATTACTTTAGATGTATTAGTAAAGTTAAAATCGTCAAACTTATAACGACCAGCAGAAGTTCTTGTAGCTATTGAAGAACCCCACCCTGTACCTGTACTAAACTTTAAAACATTTCCTGCTGCTGCAAGGACACCGCTATTAAAAATCTTAACACCAAGTATTGCATTGCTACCATCTACTTGATCACTATCAAATTTAGCAGAACCAGTAAGCCTTCTATACCCCCCACCAATACTGGGTTCAAAATTTTGTAACTCAACTGCTGCTCCCGGTGGCATACTAAAATCATCTCTATCAAGAATTAAACCACCATTTAAAGAAACTGTTACAGGAGATATTGCTGAAGTATCTGGCATTTATATTATCCTGCTGGTTTAATTTCTTCTTCAATAAAAAGAGAAACAGTTAAGTCATTTGCTGCAGATGCTTGTGCTTTAAATATATCTCCTGCTTCTAAGAATATATTAGCATTATCTATACGAAGATAACTATCCGCTGCTACACTAGATGTACTAACTATATCAAAAGTAGCACTTGCAGATGTATCAGTCCATTTAAGTGTTATATCGGCAGCACTTGTGCCATCAACATTAGCAACCCATACCTCTTTTATACTAGCTGAAAAATTTGCGGGGCAAGTATATACTGTTGTTAAATTAGTACTAGACAAGGCTGAACCAGCATTTATAATTCTTACAGCCATGTGTTAGCCCCTTTTATTAAAAGCATAAAATACTTGCTCACCTATGAGTTAAAGTACAGATGAGCAAGTATCTATGCATGCTAAGTTACTACGAAACGGCAGCACTAAATGGAGTAGCTTCCGTACCGCTTGCAGTCAATATGCCCTTAACCATATACTGGTTAGTAGCAATATCAATAAGAGTAATTTCATCACCAATAGAAACACCACCTGTCGTAGTACCATTCAACGTAATGGTATCTGAAGTAGATGCAGTATTAAAAGAGGCAACCGTATTAGCACTGTCTTGATGAAGAGTAACAGAACCGTCAATCGTATCAGTCGCATCAGCAACTTGAATTACATAGTTGGAAGTATTAACAACAGATACAATAAACTGAAATTCTGCACCAGTGCCTGTCGCCGCTGGTAAAGTAAAGGTAGCTGACGCATCACCGCCAACTTCACCCATCAGTAGAATACGACCTGCATGATTCGCATTCGTAAGCGTAGTATCTTCAGTGAGTGTAACTAAATCTCGTATAAATGATCCGCCTAAAGTAGTAGTACCTGCAGTAACCGTAACGCCACCTGCAGTAACCGTTAGACCACCTGAAGTTACAGTCATGCCATCTTCAACAAAGACATCTTCAGGGACACGAGATATACCTTGTGTCAATTTAAAACTAGCCATTTTTTATTCCTTTCTTTAGCTAAGTTATGATACAGTAGCACTAAACATCGTAGCGATATTAGAACCTGCGGCACAGGTTACCATACCGCTTACTGCATATTGATTAGATGCTATATCTATAAGTTCAACATAGTCCCCAATCGCACCCCCACCAGTAGTCGTACCATTTAATGTTATGGTATCTGAAGTAGCAGCAGTTACAAATGAAGTAGCTGCTGTTCCATCTGCGTCAGTAATCATAATCTGACCGTCTATGGTGTCTGTTGCATCTGCTACTTTAATTAGATAATTAGAAGTATTTACTACAGACACAACAAAGTTAAACACGCTACCTGTACCTGTTGCAGCAGGAAGCGTAAAAGTAGCAGCAGCATCGCCGCCGACTTCGCCCATAAGAAGTGTTCTACCTGCATGATCAGCCGAAGTTATTGAAGCTGTTGCAGTAAGAGTAACTAAATCTCTAGTATGTCTATCCACATTTTCATCTATAAGTCCTTGTAATAGAGACATAGGTTTTTCTCCTTATGACAATACTAGTCGCATTGTTACATCTGTACCACCTACTCGTTGATAATTCAGGTATTGCGAATCACCAGCTTGTTTAGGTACGGTAAGTGAATGTAAGCCAGCAGCTAATTTAATATCGTTAGCAGTACTAATAGCAGCCGTGCTAGAAGCACCAAAGTTAACATAAATTTCACCATTTAGGTGTACTGTTGCTAAATTATAGTTTGAAACATTTGTCCCCGCTGCAGTTGAGGCAACAGTTACAACCGACTGCACATCCCAGAACATATTATTTCCTTGTGGTACTTGCGTCATTAATCTTCTCCTATATTAAAAATTTGCCGAAGAGGCATAAACAGAATTGCTTGATCTGGGAATATAAGTAGATCGTACATAATCATATCTGTTAATAAGTAAAGTTTGCATATGTTTTATGCCTTCATTGAATAAGGCAAAACTACGTTCATACAAAGGTACTTCACTCCTATATAAGTAAGCATAGGCAATAGCACCATCTGTAATAATATGACCAAACCTATCTGGAATTGTGGTGGTATCATCGAAATCAGAAAGGTCTGCACTAGGATGTGTATAATAATCAAAAGTTAATGTATATGCTCTATTAGGAAATGGATATAGACCATATGTATTATCTGGATGCCTAAATACATGTGTAGGTATTCCGCCTGCATCAATTTGAGCTACTGTAGCACCAGTAGAATGGCTGGCAGCAGTTGTACTTTCTGCGCCTCTTGTAGCTCCAGTAAATGTAGTAGAACTTGTTCCTGTATATGTAATATTCTCAGAATCAATTATTATAGTTCCTGTAGAATCAAAAGAGGAAGTACTAGATACAGGAATTGTAGTATCATCATCGTCAATACCACTACTTAATGTAGTAGTTACCGTATCATCTTCTTGTTTAATAAATAAATCTACATATTCTTTATAATCTAAGAGTGCAAGATGACGAGCAGCATTACCAAAAGTTTCACTTTTTCTAACTCTAAAGGTAGCATAATCTACATACTTTGTATTGGAAGGTAAAGAATATTTAACTACTCCTGCTGTCAATGTTTGACTAGCTTCAGCAGCATTAAAAGGCCAGCTAAATTCTCGTTGATTAATATAACGAATAGCTTGATTTACCGCATTCTTTACTTGTATTTGAATACCACGAGCATCACTAAAGTCTGTTGAAGTAAGCTGCACTTCATTAAGTTTAGCTAATGCATCATTGGTATATGTTAAAAATGAATTTGCCATCTATTCTCTTTTCTATAAAGTTAGTGAGAGGGACTTTTATTGTCCCCCTCACTATACTCTAACTAACTAATCAAGCTGATCACGATCAACTGTACTCACATTGTCAGCAATACCAGTACAATCACAAAGCACTAACCAAATACGAAGTTTACCTTGTGTTACATCACTAGAAGATGCATTAACTTTTACATCAATAGTGTCTGCAGCAGTAAGAAAAACAGAAATATCTGGAGCCTGTGATGTTGAAGTTGCATCACTGAAACCTAGTTTATTGCCACTATCGTCAGAGGCAGAAGCTAAGAAACCTGTCGAAGATACATCAATACCATCAAACAGATCATCACCAGCAGCAATGTCAATATCCACAGTTGGAGAAGTGCCATTAAATGCTTTAATCACTTCTGCACCAGCAGCAATTGAAAGATGATGAGCAGGTATTTCCAGAACTTGGAAAATATCACCATCCGTAACTGCAGTAAATGTGCCTGCAGCAACGAGCGCATCAATATCCACTACGCCTTCCATCAAATGCATTACATTACGTGCAGATGGTACCTGAGCAAGAGAATCAGCAGATACGCCAGTAGTACTTTTAGCTGTTAAGTCAAAAGTTGCCATAATATATACCCTCCCTATGCCACGTTGTACTTGGCATTAACAACCGCTTCTGGCCGAAGAATTTTCCGACCATAGAGGTGCATACCACGCACGATATCAGCAAAGCTATCAGGATCACGATACGATTCCGTTTTCGTGATCTGGCTTGCACTGGCAATAGCGGAAGCATGTCCCGCAACAATGATGCCATAGTTAGAGTTCTGGTTAGCAGTACCACTTGTACCGGGACCAGTACCCACAGCAGGCAGATTGTTAGAAACATACACCTTAAAGCCATAATAATTGTTGATAGCCAGCCCGTTTCTAAGACCACCAGATTCACCAAAGTCTGCATTTAGAAAACGTGAGTCTTCGTCCATCAGAACTTCCATGAAATGGGGCGAAATAACAAGCCAACGACCATCTTGATCAACAAACTGCGTATCCAAAATGCGACCCATACGAGCCACAATCTGATTTGGGGATACGGTAGCAGTCGGAAGGGCACTAGCACCGGGAAGACGGGGGGTAATCGGAATTGAATGCGTACCCGCCGAAGTCGTAGTGATGCTACCAAAATCACCCTTCTTTAGCTGATTTGCAGATAGCAACTCATTTGAACCAGCAGTCGAAACAGCTTTGCTTCCAGATACCGTAGTATTAGCGGTACTGGCTACAGCACTGAGCGAAGCTTGAGCAAACCCCGAAAGGTAACCCAGAACTTCTTGGTCATACTGATCTTTTAGGCGATAACCTGCACGATCAGATGCCATCGACTGGAAATTCACATGTGAATGTGCTTCTTCAATATCATCTACCTTGAAAGCAAAGTAATTTGCCTTGTCTACGACAAGACTAAAATCTTCGTCATCAAGGTCTTGTGGAGTAACCTGCAAACCACGGGCATACTGTTTGACCGTAATTTCAGGCTCTTTGATAATGCGGACAGTATCGCCAAAATTAGCGATTTCACCAAAGTAATCATTATTGGTGATGCCCTCACAAACAGAAGACTTACGAAAAGCAAGCTGTGTCTGTTTGGAATAAATTACAGGGCTAAAATTACCATTAGGTAAACTATTATACCCCGCTGCACGAGTAAAAGCCATTTTATCTCTCCTTTTTCTCGTAACTTGTGTATAAAAACCACAAGCATAACAGACGCTAACTTACAATTGTCTAACAGAGGCTATTCTTTTAGGGTGCATTAATTAATATATTTGGCCTAACATATTAATAACGGGCCTAAAGTAAATAGGTAAGTCATTAAGATAATAGTAGTTGCATAACTTAGTTTAACGTATGAGTAGTCCTACATTAATAGGAGGTCATATAATTATATTATGTAGTTATATTAATTTATTCACGTTTGTCAAGGATTATCTTGCTGATCCTGAAATATCATAAATAAATTTATTTGTTTGTATAGCTTCCATAATAGCATCTTGATGTTTTTCATATTCATCAGATGACATTTCTTGTACACTAGATTCCCTAAGATAATCTACTGTTTCATCAGATTGAGGACGACTACGTACTGGTTGTGTAGATACAGCAAAAGCAGCATCCTCATTATTTTTCTTTTTATTAGCTTTAATACCTTTATCAGATTTATATAAATCAATTGCTCTGGATGCAGCTAAAGCATCTACATCATTTTCATATAAAGCATCTTGAATCCACTTAGGTTGTTCTTCCGCCCACTCGTGAAATGCATCATCACTACGTATAGTATCAAAATCGGGATGCATTTGCATTAACTGCGCTTCCGCTTTATTACGCTCTGCATCTTCCTGCATTTCATCTATTTCTTGTATGCGGTCTTTTAATCCTTGTGATTGTTCTTGTGCTTTCCTTATCGCTATTGTTTCAATAATACCTGCTACATCTGGATATTGATTTGCCCATTCTTCTATTTCTTTTTCAGATTTAGGTAACTTTATTGCTTCTTTAGTAGTAACATCTAATTGTTTTTCTAGTTGTTTAATCTTTGCTTGTAGATCATCTGTTTGTTTTTGAGTATGCCTACGTAAATCACCGTATCTCTTTTTAAATGTTTTCTCTTCAGCAGATTTAGGAACCTCCTCTACTTGCTCCTCTTCTTTTTCATTTGAATCATTTTGTTCAGCAAGTAATTCTTTTAATTCCTCTTCTTCTTTTTCAATCTTATCTTGATTAGAATTTGGTTTCCGTACAAAAGTCTTCTTAGGTATCTCTTTAACTTCATCTAATTCAGGCATTATAAATCTCCTTTACCGGGGCCACCGTAGCTGTATAAATACAGGGGATGAGTAGCCAGCGTATTGGCGTATGTTTAACGTGTTGCCAATCCACGTCTGCGTGTAGATATTCCTTCAGGTGCGCGTAATTTAGCTAATCCATTTACTATTTCAGGAAATACTTTACGTAAAATTCTTGCTTCTTCTGTTCCTGAAAATCTACGTATAACATCTTTTTCATCTACAGGAAGGTCCATGTAGTTTTTTTGTGCATTTGATTGAATTTCAGAAATAACATCACTTTTTTTCATTTGTTTAACTCCATTTTATTCCTTTAGTAGCTAATCCTAACTTTATCATTAGCCAAATATATATACCTGTTATATCTATTTCATACCATTTTCGACTAAAGCTATATGTCCAAGGTTCAGCATGATGATTATTATGCCAAGCATCTCCCCAAGCAAAAGGAAACCACCATATATTTTTAGAATCATCTTTAGTTTTATATCTCGTATAACCCCAATTTTTATGTGTAACCCAATTATTTGCAGTACTAACCCATACTTGAATAGTAGCGGGAATCGCCCATGCCCACCAAAATAATAAAGGATCAATTAAATATAATAATGCTGCCCAACTAAAAACTACACCATGATAATACCTATAAAGAAATATATAAAATTTATTTCTTAACATATGTCTATGTGGTCTTTCCGGTTTACTCATATTGTACTCACTAAGTAAAACTTTATAACCACTATATTTAGGCGAATGTGGATCGTATTCTGTATCTGCATATTTATGATGTGTAAGATGAAGAGCTACCCAATTAATCGGACTAGATGTTAACCCAAAACATGCCATAGTCGCACTAATATATTCTAATACTTTACAAGGTATCCAACTTTCATGCGTAAGGGAACGATGATATAATGCAGTAATTCCCATACATCCCTGAATAAAATACATAAGTATTGCTAAGTATAAGTACATTATATCAGGAAATGGTTGTACTATTAAGTATAATATTACTATAAAAGAAATAGTAAGCTGCGTAAGTTTCAGTGCTTTAGGAGTTGAAACTAATAAATTTTTTATTTTATCAAATTGGATATCCATCCAATACTCCTAAATAATGGACGTATACTATATTTAGAACTAATCCTAAATAATTTTTGTTTATAATTTAATTCCTTTTTATTTTCTATACTATTATAATACCCAGTTAAAAATTTAGCAAAATAAGTAATTGGCTTATTTTTACCTACAAGTTTTGTCCATTTAGGAACAACTATATCATAACCTTGCATTAAATACGGATCATTTCTACGCAATCCTATACCATATTTTTTAAGAGAATTAAAATGTGAAGTTGTAATTAAACCAGCATTATATGTAGCGGTACATACATGTGTGCCACCGGGGCCATTGCCATTGCCATCAGCATCGCCAGAAGTGTCTCCCTGATCACCAATACCGCCTAACTCGCCCGTGGGATCACCTGCTACGCCTGATGGGCCAGTACTTGTTCCAGTACCAGAAGTATCTCCTGAAGCATCGGGGGATACCGATGAACCAGTTTCTTGAGCCTGTGCGACAGATAAGTCATCGACAGCGGTTGGAGCGCCAATGAAACCCGGATTCTCTTGCGCTTGAGCCTCCGCCGCCTCTTCTGCTTCTTCCGCTGCTGCTTCTGCTGCCGCTTCGGGAGATTCCGCAAATCCTCTGCCCAGACTAAAATCACCTCTTCCTCGACCCGTCACGGCAGAGAAAAAGTCAGATAGATTACTAAATTCTCCAGCAAAATTAGGATCGTCGGTTCCGGCGTCGGATGGATCACCACCTTCTAATTCTTCTCGTCGCTCTTCTCTTTCTTCTGCCCGACGATCAGGTGTAGCATCTGCTCTAGTATCGGGTTCAAAAGGAGTGGCATTAGGATTATCTGGATCAAACCTCTGGAAGCCTTCCGGTGCCTCAAATGTTTGCCTACCATTAAGAACAGGAATTTGAATAACTCGTCCCTCTGCATTCCTAAAGAAATTAAAGGAAGTCGTACCTGCAGAAGCTGTACCAAAACTAGGTAATGTGGGAAGTGCGCCGGGGGCAGTAGTACCCGGAACAGTTAAATTTGTAGTAGGTTGAGCAGGATTAACACCAGCTAATGTTGAACCAGCAGTAGTTGGGGTAGTAATCTGTGCTACATTTGCTGGAGCAAGTGTTGGTTGAGCAGTAGTTTGAGGTTGCCCCGTAACAGGATCAAGAGTATTTATAAATTGGGTTTGTGGATTCGGTAAAAAAGAAGTATTAGGAATAGTTTGTTGAGTAGAAGGATTAACAATACCGCCTGTTTGATATTGTGGAACTCCTTGTTGCATGGGCATTCCACCATATTGAGCCGAAGGTTGTTCTTGTGGCATATCATCTTCGATATATTCCATATCAACTACAGAGAAAGGCATACCGCCGGGATTAAACATGGCATCATTAGGAATACTAGCCTCATCTGGATTTCCCAACTGACCCATAGCTTCCATTTTTTTATAGCCCATTTTAGCTTCGTCTTTCATAGCCATTAATTTTTCAACGCCAAAATAGCGAGTTTCTGCTTCCGAAAAAAACATTTCCCCCGGACTTACATTTACTTGCTGGTCGTCTCGTACCCCTTCTTGAGTTCCACCTAGAGGAATTTCGTTGCCAGAAACAGGATCAGTACCTCCCCCTTCTTGCATTAATCCCATATTATCTTCTTCTTCAAACATACTCATTTGATCATTTAAAGCCATTATTTATTCCCCAATACATTTTGTCTTAAATCTTTAAGATGTTTTAATAATTCAATAGCACCTTGAGCTTTATATAAAGCTACATGCTCTTGAGATTGCTCCAAAACTTTATGCTGCTGTTCAACTAAAAAATCTAAGTAATTACTTAAATTAACCCACTGGCGGTTGTTGTTGAACAGGGGATGGAGCTTGACCCACAGTTCCTCCTGCTTGTTCATTACCTGTAAATCCTTGTTCTTGTGGTGCAGGTGCCTGCCCAGTACCTATCGCTCCTCCACCTGTACCTGCTGTATCTTGCGGGTTCATGCCGGGAGGAACTTGTTGTGGTTGTTGAGGTTGCTGTGGTTGAGTAGCCTGAAATTGTTTAAGAAGCTCTGCTTGTATAGATGCCTCTTCCATGCTATTCGTAACTTTTTCAGGATCAAGGTCCATAGATTTTGCAATCTCAGCAATGATATAATGAAACTTAGCAAAGGGAGCTAAGGCAGGATTACTTGCAACACCTAAGAATTGCATTAACCTCTGGCTTCTAACTTCATTTGCCATTAAGCTTTCAGTTCCACGAGCCTTAACTTCTAAGTCTCCTCTAAGTTCAGGATCAAAATCAAACTGCATATTAAACTGAAAGAAACCTTCACCTAACGGATGTAACAAATAATCATCTACATTTTTAATAACATTTTTAATTGCACCAGACGCAGCATTCATTAACATACTAATGCCACTTGCTGTTCTACCTGTTCCAGCTACACCTGTTTGACCATGTGCAAAAGAAGGAAAGCCTGTACTTTCATCTGCAAGCTGTCGAGCCTTATCAAATAATTGTAAATTCTCATTAGATACATTTGGAAACTTAGTACCAAATATAGCTTGTCCCGGTGCCCCACCTTGCCGCCTAAATATCTTACCGGGATATACAGATAAATCTTGTCCCGGCACTAGATTAGTCTCGTCAACCTCTATAATTAAATTACCTGATAATACAGCATTATCTACAGACATACGCATAAAGCCATTCATAAGAGATTGTGTATCTTCCATATTCTCTGCAATACCTACACCAAAGAAACTGTATGGATTTAGTTCATAAGGAACAGCCATATAAGGAATACGCACAGGTTTAAAGGGATTTATTACAAGCCTAATTATCTTATCTTGACATAACCATATATTAGCTTGTACTTGATCTGCATCATTAAATTCTTTAGGTAAATCTACCTCTTCTGAATCAAGATAATCTTTATCTAAAATACCCCAATACTCTAATACTTCAAACCTATTAACATCGTGATGAAGTTCATAATCTGCTAAATCATCTTCCCATGATTCTTTTATATAAGACTCCCCCATCTTAATACATTCTTCAATAACTTTATCCCTAAAGAAGGGCCTACGTTTTAAAGCACGTAATTGTGTTCTACTTAACTTATGTCGCTCAACTACATACTGAGCTTCATCCATATTATTTGCATCTGGGTCTGGATAAAAATTCCACACACTTACATGATTAAGTTGTGGTATTACTTTTATTCTTGGATTATATTCACCTTCTTCTGACCAATCTGGATATTCTTTATTAACCGCAAATGGACCTTTAATAATACCTGTTCCAAATAAAGCCATCTCAAAAGCTGTACTACGAAGATGTTTGGAAGCATTGCTTTCTTCAAGCTGATCCATAATCTTTTTTTCCATCTTCTTAGCAGCTACCATAGCAGGACTAAATGTAGCAGCAGAAGGAGTAGCACCTATACCTTCTTTAACATCGATACCTTCTAGTTTATCTTCTAATGGACCTAATTCTAAATTATTAACAGTTGCACCGGGAGCTAATTCATTTCCATCATCTCTATACCCATAAGGATTGGTAAGTTCTTTTAATTGTTCTGGTTCCTTTGGATCAAAAGTTACATTTGCGGTAACTCCTTCAGGAAGAGTAGTAGGTTCAATACTTAAAGGAAACTTTTGACCAGCAAAAAGTACATCTACAATCTGACCATAAGCAGCTAATGTTTTAGTTTTAGTAACCTTAATAAAGACACGTGATCTTTCTGCCTCTGTAAATTGAACCTCTTGACCATACAATCCTCTGTAATTACGATAAGAATTTAACCATCGCTCTTCATCTGTGTCACGAAAATCTTTTGCACGAGAGAACCTATCCTGTACAAATCTAACAAGGGGGCTACTATTTACATCTTCTTCCATCGAAGAAGTACGAACATCTTCCATAGCCATTCCTTGATCTTCGATTATTACATTATCTTCATCTTCGGCCATTTAATTTTCCTTAATACCCAAATGTTGCATCAGCAGGTGTATATTCTTTAGTTAATAAACTAGCGTCAAAATCAAATATATTAAATCTTGGTCTTGTCATTACGCCATATCGTAATGCATCATATAAATGATCTTCCGATTTTGTATCTACATCTTCTGGATTATTCTTATCAAGTGGTACAGCAGGTAACTGTGATATAAGATTTACACAATTACTAAAAAGCACTAATCTTGGTTTCTCTGTAAACTCATCAATCTGTAAACGTCTGTGTATTTCATTTTTACCAGATATCCTACTACCCTTACTTCTATCTGAAGGACGCCATCTACATCCTCTCATAATCATTTGTTCAGCTAGGCTAGGTCCAGTATCACCTCTTTTATGCCACAGAGAACTATCTAATACTCCGTACTTAATTGTTCCATCTTCTTGTTCTATATCTAAAATCATATCTGCCAAATCAGCAGCTAAAACTTTAGATACATATAGTTCTCTATAAATAATTAGTTGTTCATCTGGTGCTACAGCAAACCAAACTACTGCACTATATGAACCATAACCATAATCACATGCTCTAAACTTAACCCAATTAGAAGGAATATTAAAAGGTTCAACTACATGTATTTCTCTATTAAACTCTGTAAATGCTGCGCCTTCTTTTATATCCCAGTCGCCATTTAATAACTGTCGCCGTTGTTGTTCTGGTAGAGAAAGAAGCATTGCTTCATAATCACCAGACTCTGATAGATAAGGATTATCTGCTAATATAGCAGGTATAAACTTACGTCTAAATAAAGCATCTCCCTCTTTACTATGCCCTTCAGGATAAAGCATTGGCTGACCAGTTTCAATATCGGTAGCACTAAATGCTCTATTTGGTACAGCAGGATCAATAAACATTTTCTTAACCCAGCTATGCCCCCTACCTCCGGGGTTAGTAGTTGCCCTCATATAGATAGGCAAATCAGGAGCAGTGGATCGTAGACGAGATCGCATGTAATTCCATGCAAATGGAGAAGCCCATTGTGTCAACTCATCAAAGCCTATCCAGCTAAATGCCAGACCCTGATACCTAGCTACGTCCTCATCTCTATCCA